CCCACAGATACAACGAAGAACAAAATTGAATTTATTTTACGAAAAAGCTTTTAAAAAGCAGAAAAAGTTATTAAAAAGCAGAAAAACTTTTTTAAACAAATAAAAAATTGAGAGGGACAAAAAGAATGGGTAAAAAGCAGACGTTGGAAGAACGCGTGGAAGAATTGAAGAAGCAGGCAGCAGAAAAGGGTCTGCTTAATAACTTGTTATTTGAAGAGTTGCTGGATGACTTCGCATATCAAACCAAACTAATGAAACGGTTAAAAGATCGGATTGATAGTGAGGATGTGACAACAGAGAAAACGTATGTAAAGGGAGCGCCAAACGAAAGCCCAAACAAACTGATAGCAACATACAATGCAACTTCTAACGCGAGAGTTAACACGGTGACGGCATTAAAGAAAGTAGTGCAGACTTTTGATGATGCAAGCGAGGGCAACGCGGATCCACTAGCGGAAGCACTAAACGGGGGTGCGGACTTTGACGAATAGCAAGCCATATAAGTATTGCCACGCCGCAGTAAGAGCAAAGACAACGCCCAAGTATGTAAAGTTGCAGATCAAAGAGTTTATGCGGATCTGTGAGGGCAAAGATAAGAAGTACATGATAAGTGAGAAGAAGTACAAGCAGATTGTTGCGGTCCTTAAGCTGCTTATCATGCCGAGAGGCTTAAAGGCAGGGCAGACGTTATACGAGTGCACAACCGGCTATCAATGGCTAATATATACGGCGGTATTATGCACGGTTTACCGAGATAACCCAAGCCGCCGCAGGTATGAAACTTGCGTGCTTGAAATATGCCGTAAGAATTTTAAGAGCTTTACCTGCGGAACGCTCTTTATTATCCTGCTTTTGACAGAACCAAACTTTAGCGAGTTTTATAGCGTGGCACCAGATGGGAAGCTGTCGCGGGAGATCAAGGAAGCAATCACAAAGACAATAAAGAGTAGCCCGCTTGTGTATGAGTTTAACGGCGTGAAGCGGTTTAAACTTCTCCGCGATTATGTGGAGTTTATCGCAAAGGAAAGCAAGTATACTCCGCTAAACTATTCCAATAGCAATTTAGACGGAAAGCTTCCTAACGTGTACTGCGCGGACGAAGTGGGAGCGCTTCCAAACACTTACGCTATTGAGGCTATGCAATCGGGGCAATTAAACATACTCAACAAGTTAGGCTTTATTATTTCCACGAAGTACCCCACAATCGACAATCCGATAGAAGAGTACGAGAAGTACGCAAAGCAGGTTTTAGACGGCATTGTAAAGGACGAGACGCTTTTTGCGCTTCTCTACATCCCAGACGATCCGAAAGGATGGGAAACGGACGATCTGGTATTACAACAAGCAAACCCGGTGGCGCTGGAAGTCCCCGAAATATGGGAAGACCTTTTAAAGAAACGTGCTAAAGCGATCGCGATGGAGAGCGCACGCGAAAACTTTGTAACGAAACATTGTAACATTGTTTACCAGGGCGCAGGGACAGAGACCTATATAGACGTTAAGGACGTGCAGAAATGCAAGGTTAACAATATTGATTGGGCGGGCCGCGTTGTCTATTTAGGTGTCGATCTATCGGAGAGCAACGATAATACAAGCGTTGCGATGGTCGGAGTAGATGACAACGAGGAAATTATAGCGGAAGTGGTGGCTTTTATCCCAGAGGGGCGGATAGAAGAGAAAAACGCTTTTGAAAAATTGGATTATAAAGAGTTTATACGGACCGGTAAGGCGATCGCCTGCGGTGATAAGGTGATAGACTACGCCGTAGTAGAAGACTACATACTTGGGATAGAGGAAAAGTACGGCGTGCAGATTCAGGCGGTAGGGTATGACCGTTATAATGCACTATCAACGGCGCAGAAATTGGAGCGGGCAGGGTATAACACTATTGAGATAAGGCAGCACAGCAGCGTTTTACATCCTGCCACCAAGCTTTTAAAGGAAAAGATCCTTGCGGGAGAGTTTGAGTATACCGAGAATAAGCTTTTGGAGATCAATTTTCAAAATGCGCGGTGCATGTATGACACTAACCGCAACTTATACGTTGCAAAAAAGCGTAGCAAGGGCAAGGTTGATATGGTTGTGAGCTTGATAAATGCGGTTTATCTGTTAGAGCAAGACTATTTTCTTAATCAGATGGATTTTACCGTACAAGTGATATAAAAAAATATACAAATTTTCAAGGGTAAGTATATGTTATATTGATTTTGCGAAGGGCATCCCATACACAACCGTTTCCATACTTTACTTTTTTACTTCCTCTTGAAATAGGGCGATAGTTGACGCGTGACTACCGCCTTATTTTATTGCTAAAAAAAGACCCAAATAAATGGGGGTTTCTTTATGTTATGGTTTATGAGTAAAAGGGGGTTAACCTTATGGGCTTTTTTAGTGGTTTCAGAAAACGCGATAGAGAAGTAGACGTTAACACGGTTGACGATGTTTTACTGCGTGCAATTTTACGCGGCGAGGCGATCAGCAGGCAGGACGCTTTAACACTTCCTGCGGTAAGCGGCGCGGTGGACTTCATTAGCGGAACTATAGCAAGTATGCCGGTGAAGCTTTACAAGTACACCAAGGGCAGAGTAGAAGAGCAGGACAAAGACCCGCGCGTAACGATGCTTAACACCGATACCGGGGACACGTTGGACGGCTACCAGATGAAAAAGGCCATGATTGAAGACTACCTGCTTGGCAAGGGTGGCTATTGTTGGATAGAGAGAGACCGCAACGAGGTAGTAGCCCTTAAGTATATACCAGATGATTTTATTTGTATCTATCGGGATCCAGACCCCTTACATAAAAACTATAGCATATTCTGCTACGATCAACAGTTTTACCCGTGGGATTTTATCAAACTTTTAAGAAACACAAAGGACGGAGCAAGCGGCATAGGCTTGTGCGTGGAAGTCTCAAAGGCTTTAGAAACCGCGTTTAATATGCTTAAGTATCAGCTTATGCTTGTTAAGGGCGGCGGCAATAAAAAAGGCTTTATCAAGTCTCAAAGGAAGTTAGGCCAAGAAGAAATAGACATTTTAAAGCGTGCTTGGCAAAACCTATACGCGAACGATCAGAGCAACGTAGTAGTTTTAAATAACGGTTTGGAGTTTCAAGAGGCTTCTAACACGTCCGTAGAAATGCAGCTTAACGAGAGTAAGAAAACGCTGCAAGACGAGATAAACAGTATTTTCCATATATCGGGAGACTACTACGAGACGTTTAAAACCGCCATATATCCGATTATCAAGGCGTTTGAAACGGCCCTTAACCGTGACTTGCTTCTGGAAAAAGAAAAGGGTAAATACTTCTTCACCTTTGACGTAAAGGAAATCGTAAGGGCCAATATCAAGGAACGGTACGAGGCGTACAAGATAGCCAAGGAAATAGGCCTTAAGACATTGAACGAACTACGCAGGGACGAAAACCTTAACGACATAGAGGGCCTTGACGTTGTAGACTTCGGCCTTGGCTCCGTTCTTTACGACATAAACACACACCAATATTACACCCCTAACACGGGTGACGTTAAGGGCGGCGAGATATCCGTGACCGAGGACGGCAACGAGGATATAAGCTACACCGAACATATACCAATATAAAGGGGGTAAGGATATGGTAACACTTAACGACAACAGACAAGACGGCGAGCACGAATATAAGGGGCTTTCTACAGATGAAAAGCCGACTAACGCCGGCGTTAACTCTTTGTTTTTGGAGTTAGATACGGGCGATTTTTACTACTTCACCGGTGAGGCATGGGCGCTTGTAGGGGGTGAGTAAATGGACTTCTACAGTATGCTTTTAACCCAAGCAACAGACGGAAAAGCAAAGCTTGAAACAGATATAACGACTTGCGCGACAATAGGCGCGATAGATAACGGTACAACACTTCCCAAGGGAATGACTTTTACAGAATTTGTTAAAGCGTTGGCAGGCGTGCCAGAAGAATAGGTGGCTATATGGAATTATACGACACAATCGCAGGCTTAAGTTTAAGCAAAAAAATGTTTATATCTGCATCAGAAAAAGGGGCGGCTAACGGAGTTGCTACGCTTAACGCTAACGGGAAAGTCCCAGGGGAACAGTTACCGTCTTATGTTGATGATATCGTAGAGGGCTACTTATACGATGGTAGCTTCTATGAGGATCCAGAGCATACAACCGAGATCCAGGGCGAGACCGGCAAGATATATGTAGATATCTTGACTAACCGTAGCTATAGATGGAGCGGTAGCGCTTATGTAGAAATTGGTAACAATGACGAATATACGGCAGACCGCGCCCTTGTTTCCGACACTAACGGCAAGATAACCGCTTCGGATATCACGACCGAAGAGTTAGCAACGCTTGACGATATAACCGGGAATATCCAGGAACAGATCAACGGCAAAATAAGCAGCACCGAAAAGGGAGCAGCTAACGGCCTTGCTACGCTTGACGCTAACGGAAAGGTAACAGACACACAGCTTCCGACAGTTACGGCTAATAAGGCGCTTGTATCAGATGAAAACGGTATAACGAGCGCTTCAAGCGTTACAAGCACCGAGTTAGGCTATGTTTCGGGAGTAACAAGCGCAATTCAGACGCAGATAAGCGGAAAGCAAGACGCTATAACCGGCGCTGCTTCAAGTATTACTTCTACAGATCTAACCGCAAGCCGCGCTTTGATGTCAAACGCAAGCGGAAAAGTAGACGCTTCCGCAGTAACCGCAACCGAGCTTGGTTATGTTTCGGGCGTAACAAGTGCAATTCAGACACAGATAGACGGCAAGCAGTCATCTATTACGGGCGCTGCCTCTACTATTGCAACGTCAGACCTAACCGCAAGCCGTGCTTTGGTTAGTAATTCAAGCGGAAAGGTGGCTGCGTCTTCGATCACTTCAACAAAGCTTGGCTATCTTACGGACGTAACAAGCAATATTCAAAGCCAAATAGACGGAAAACAAGCGAGCATAACGGGTGCTGCTTCAAGTATCGTTTCGACAGACCTTACGGCAAGCCGTGCTTTAGTAAGTGATACAAGCGGTAAGGTTTCCGCGTCTTCTATCACTTCAACAAAGTTAGGATATTTAACAGACGTTACAAGCAATATCCAAAGCCAAATTGATGGAAAGCAAGCATCTATCACGGGGGCTGCTTCGTCTATTACTTCGTCAAACCTTACGACAAGTAGAGCGTTGGTAAGTAATTCAAGTGGCAAGGTTGCCGCGTCTTCTATTACATCTACGAAGCTTGGGTACTTAACAGACGTTACAAGCAATATCCAAAGCCAGATAGACGGAAAGCAGGCAAGTATAACCGGCGCTGCTTCAAGTATTACTTCGTCAAACTTAACGACAAGCAGAGCGCTTATAAGTGACAGTAGCGGCAAAGTGGCTGTATCGTCTATCACATCTACAAAGCTTGGCTACTTGTCTGGTGTAACGAGCAGCATACAGACACAGTTAGACGGCAAAGCAAGCACTAGCGATCTTTCTACACTTCAATCATATTTATGCAGAGCCGGGTTGAGGTTTAAAAACCTTGGTACGTCCTTTACTTCCGCACAAGCTACCGCAGTAGCAAACGGAGATTTTAGTGACTTATGGAACGGTGACTACTGGGAAGATACATCGCAGAGCATTACATGGAGAATAGTAGATAATACTAACTTTATGAAGAACAGATGCACAGGTACTTCAACGGGAAAGATAACCGCAAACCATTTAATAGTTATGCCAGATGCAAAACTTGGATCTGGGTATGTTGCTAATGCAACCTCAAGCGGATATGGCGGAAGCACATACAGAAACAATTATAGATCAACCTATAAGACTAAATTTACAAACTTTTTCGGATCATCCCATATTATGACTTATGAGGATAACTTAACTAATAGCGCTACAAACAGAACGGGTTATATCTGTGACATTGAGTTACCGCAATTAAGTAATATTTTTGGATATAACCCAATAGATGAAAAAGACTACTCATATTTATTTAATGCGGGCTTGTCATACGGACAATTTATGCTTTTTAGATTAGCCCCGCAATATGCACAAACCGGGGATGACGAGTGGTTTAGAGATATAGTAACGAGTAGCAACTGGGCAATTATTTACTCTTATGGTTTGTTTAGCTCAAGAGGCCCTGCTTTCACCGCAGGTTTTAGACCTTTTGGAATAATAATTTAATAGAAAGGGGGTAGCACCTTGAATATTAGAGTAACGGAAAATAGCGTAGAAATTGACGGCTACGTTAACGCCGTTGAGCGCCTCTCTAAACCTTTAAAAGATCGCCTTGGTAGTTTCGTTGAGCGTGTAAAGGTTGGAGCGTTTAAAAGGGCTTTAGACCGCGCAGACGATGTAAGAATTTTACTCAACCATGATTGGAGTAGAGACCTGGGCGGCATTAAAGACGGCAACCTTGAATTATACGAGGATGCGATAGGCTTACACGCAAGGGCAACGATCACAGACAAGGAAGTAGTAGACCAGGCAAAGCGCGGAGATCTGCGCGGGTGGTCCTTTGGTTTTACTGACAGAGACGTAGAGCAGGGAAAAGAAAACGGCATGGTTGTTAGAAATGTCAAAGACCTTGACCTTTACGAAGTTTCACTAATAAACCGCGCAAAGATACCCGCTTATGACGGGACACTTGTAGCGGTCAGATCCGCAGACGATAGCACAAGCTTGAATATCAGCGATTGTGTGGAAGCAGAAGTTAACCTGCGGACGGAAGAGACGGCAGAAGAAGCCGTTAAGGAAGATATCAACGCGCCCGGCGCGATTGATTATAGCGAGTACCACAAAATCATAGAAGAAATGAAAGGAGAGTAAAACGCTATGAATTACAAGGGACTTGTAGAAAAGAAAAACGATCTTGTAACACGCGCCGAGGCTATTTTAGCAGACGCAGAGACTAACACAAGAGAGTTAACAGACGATGAAGCGCAGGAACTTGCGGAGATCCGCGACGATGTGCGAAAGATCAAGGAAGCGCTCAAGATCGCTGACGAGATCAAGGAAGAAAAGCAGGAGCTTAAGGAAGAGGGGGCTAAAGAAATGGCAGAAGCGCAGGAGCTTAAAGAGGCCGCTTGCAAGGAAGAAGCAGAGGTTAGAGCTTTCGAGTCTTATGTAAGAGGTGTTGTAAACGAGAGAGGCGATGACGTACCGATGACCAAGGCTGCTAACGGCGCGGTTATCCCTACAACGATCGCTAATAAGATCATCGCAAAGGTATACGATATTTGCCCGGTGCTTGAGAGATCAACCAAGTACAACGTTAAGGGTAAGCTCGTAGTACCTTACTATGACGAGACCAGCCACGCAATTACCGTAAACTATGCAGCAGAGTTTGAAGAGCTTACGGCATCCGTAGGTAACTTTGACAAGATCGAGCTTGATGGCTTCCTTGCCGGCACGCTTACACTTATCAGCCGTAGCCTTATCAATAACGCACAGTTTAACATTGTTGATTTTATCGTTGAGAGAATGGCTTACGCGATCAAGCGCTTTATTGAGGGCGAGTTACTGCACGGTACAAGCCAGAAAGTAGCAGGCTTAAGCGGCGTAACAAAGAGCATTACCGCAGCTTCACAGACCGCCGTAACGGCTGACGAAGTGGTAAGACTTCACGATGCAATCAAGGATGACTTCCAGGGCAACGCAGTTTGGATCATGAGCCCGGCAACCCGTACCGCACTTCGTACTTTGAAGAGCACAACCGGCTACTACCTGCTTAACGATGATGTTTCCTCACCGTTTGGCACAACCTTGCTTGGCAAGCCCGTTTATGTTTCCGACAACATGGAAGATATGGCAGCAGGCAAGACCGCAATTTACTACGGCGATCTTACCGGCCTTGCAACCAAGTTTAGCGAGGAAATGAACATTGAAGTGCTGCGCGAGAAGTACGCAACACAGCACGCCGTAGGCGTTGTAGGTTGGTTTGAGTTTGACGCAAAGGTAGAAGACGCGCAGAAGATCGCCAAGCTTGTTATGGCATCCGCATAAGGGGGTGCTTTAAATGTCGAATACGATCATTAAAGCACTTGCTACGTTTAGCGATGGCGTTACATCCCTTGCGATTGGAGATATCGCAGAGATCGATAGCACAAAGGCTACCGCGTTTATTTCCGCAGGGATCGCGGAAGAGTACACAGACCCTATTAGCCCAAGCGGATCTTTAAGCATTACCGCTAACGGTACTTATGACGTTAAGACCAAAGCAAGCGCAGTTGTCAACGTATCAGTTGCAACCGTAACTTATGACGTTAACGGCGGTACGGGTACAGTTGCGGCGGCTACTGCAATCAAGGGCAATAGCATTTCTTTAAGCGATGGCACGGGCATTACTCCGCCAGAGGATAAGACATTTAGCGGATGGGCCACAACAGATAGCGCAGAAGAGTCGGACGTAGAAAGCCCGTATACAGTAACCGCAGACGTAACACTTTACGCGGTATATGAGGCAGCCGAGTAAGGGGGCGCAATATGTTATATAAAGCCAAGGTTGACTTTGGCGGCATTATTTCCATGAGCGTTGGGGACGTTAGCGAGATCGCTGACGAGTCCATAGCTAAAGACCTTTTAAGCGCGGGGTATATCGAAAAGGTAGGCCCCGCCGAAAAGGTGGAAAAGCCGAAAAAGGCAGAGCCGAAAGAAACGGAAGAGCCTAAAACGCCAAAGAAAACAACAAATAAAAAGCCCGCAACCAGGGCGAAGAAAAGCGGGGTTAAGTAAGCCCCACAAAGGGGGTAACTTATGAGCGCTATAGAAAAGGTTAGCGATATCACGGCAACAGACGTTGCTAACTATCTGCGGATCGCAGAGCTGACCACAGACGATACAAACTTTATTACTACCGCTATTGCCGTAGCAAAGGATTATATCCTTAAATATACCGGCATAGAAGATGATACAGAGCTGGATAAGTACAAAGATATGATTATTGTAGTTTTTGTATTATGCCAGGATATGTATGACACAAGGGCGCTATACGTTGACAACTCAAACGTAAACAAGGTAGTTGATACCATTTTAGGCTTGCACCAAAGGAATTTATTATGAGTACAAGGAACGCTGGGAAATATAATAGGCGGATCGGGATCTATTCCATAACCAAAGGAAAAGACGCGGCGGGGTTTCCAACGGAAGTAGAAACCCTGGTATTAAACGCTTACGCAGAGGTTAAGACCACAAAGGGCTTTACCTTGATCGCAAATAACACCGATTTTGAGAAAGCGCTAACACGCTTCACGATCCGCTACCCGCAGACCGTTATAACCTACGATATGGTTATTAAGTACCGGGGCAAGACCTATACTATTGAGTATATCAATAACGTAGACGAGGCTAACGATGAGTTAGAATTGCAGGCAAAAGAGGTGGTTAACGTTGGCAAGGTTTGAGACAGAGCTTCCTAACGATTTAATCAAACAGTTTGAACGCCTGGATAAAGATACCGAAAAGATGCTTGCGGAAATGACGGAAGCAGGGGCGCGGGTAGCTTATGAGAATATCAAGGCAAACGTGCCTAAAAGTTGGTTATCAAGCAGCATTATGCGATGCTTGAAGATCACGCGGAGCTATAAAACGCCGAGCGATGACGGTATCAACACAAAAGTAGCTTTATACGGCTACTTCGTCAATAAGAACGGGGAAAGGATCCCCGCGCCACTTGTGGGAAATGTAACGGAGTACGGCAAAAGAAATAGCAAGTACCCAAAGCACCCGTTTTTGCGTAAAGCCTTTAGGAAAGCAGAGATTGAAAAGGCTATGCAGGCCGTGCAAGATAAATATATACCAAAGGGGTAAGCTTATGTTATTTAACTTCAATGCAGAAATTGAAAGCTTGCTAAATAATAGCAAGACCGGGCTAGGCGTACCCGTGGCATTTATGTTTTATGACGGCAACGCAGAAACCTACGTTACTTATATGCAGATGGATAAAGATAACGTGCTTGCGGGTGACGATCAAATTTTAGGTTGCGTACAGTATTACGATTTTGACGTATACAGTAAAGGCAACTACTTAACGGTTATTACTAACCTTATAAATATAATGACCGCCGCAGGGTGGACGTACCAGCCGAGCCGAGACGGCCCGGACCTATACGAGCGGGATACAAAATACTTCCACAAGACAATATGTTTAGCAAAAGAAAGCGAGGGTTAAAAAATGGCTAATATCGGATTATCTAATATCTGGTTTGCTAACCTTACCGAGGCCGCAGACGGTACGGCAACCTATGACGGCGCAAAGAACCTTGGTAAGGCCGTATCATGTAGCGTGTCGATCACTAACAACGAAGCAAAGCTTTACGGCGATGACGCTTTGGCGGAGTCTGACACAAGCTTCGCAAGCGGTACAATTACGCTTGGCGTAACAGATGATGACGACACAATTTTTGCGCCGTTACTCGGACACACAATCACTAACGGCGAAGTAGTTAAGACTTCCACCGATACCGCGCCTTACGTTGGCTGCAGTCGTATCGTTACCAAGATGGTAAACGGTGCATACAAGTATAAAGTTGAGTTTCTGTATAAGGTGAAGTTTTCCGAGCCGTCCAGAGACGAGACAACAAAGGGCGAGTCTATCGAGTTTGCTACCCCGTCCGTTGAGGGTGTAGTAGCAGCGCTTGGCGATGTAAACGGAACGTGGAGCAAGTCCAAAACGTTTACCACAAAGACAGACGCGCTTACTTATCTTAAAAACCTTATGGCAGCAACCGGCACAACTTACCGCGTGACGTTCGATCTGATGGGCGGTACTGGATCCATTGATGACGCAGACGTGACCGCAGGCCAGAGCATTAACCTTGATGATGGCACTAACATTACCGCACCGAGCGGCAAGGAATTTGCAGGCTGGGCAACAAGCGCAGAGGCTACAACGCCAAACGTAACAAGCCCGTATACACCGAGCGGAGACGTTACGCTTTACGCAGTATACACAAACGAGTAATTATAATAACGCAATTAGGGCGGGAGCTTTCCGCCCTTTTTGCGAATAAAGAAAGGGTTTTTAGCTATGGCAAAGAAAATAGAACAATCATTTATTGAGTACAAAGGCGAGAAATACGAACTTGTCTTTAACCTAAACGTTATGGAAGTTATCCAGGATCAATACGGAAGCGTAGAAACCTGGGGAGAACTTGTAGAAGCGCAGGCCGAGCCGAAAGCAAAAGATATTAAGTACGGCTTCACGGCGATGCTTAACGAGGGCATAGAGATCTATAACGAGGATCACGAAGACGAAGAAGACTTTAAACCAAGAAAGAAATTTACGGAACGGCAGGTAGGCCGCATTATATCCGAGATTGGACTTGCGGACGCTGCCAAGACCTTAAACAAGACGGTTATAGATAGCACAAAATCAGACGAAAAAAACTAATTATCCATGACGAGGTAACAGATCCTACTATAAACTTCGCATGGTTTAGGTTTATAGGAAGAACAAAACTAAAATACACTAACCACGAAGTAGGGCGCATGACCTTGCGGGAGTTTAACGCGGAATATCAGCTTTATAAAGATGACTTCGACTTTGAGCTAATGCTTAAAGCAACGCATACGACATACGAAAAGGCAAAGGCGAAAGCAAGGCAGGCGGAAGAGTGGTTTTAAAGAAAGGGGGGCGCACAGGTGGCAGGCTTCGGCGGATCCGTCAAGCTGACGGGGGAAAGTGAATATAAGAAAGCCTTAAAAAACATTCAGAGCGGGCTAAAAGAAGTTTCTAGCGAAATGAAACTTGTAAGCGCCCAGTATGCAAGCAACGATAAGGACACGGCGAAGCTATCAGCACAGAGCGCGGACCTTGCCAAGAAACTTACAGAGCAGAAGAAAGCGTTAGCAGAGCTAAAAAGCGCTTATAGCGCTATGGCTTCGCAGTATGACGCGCAGAAGAAAAAGACCGAGGATTTACAAAAATCCTACGATAGCGAAAAGAGCAAGCTTGCAGAGATCGAAAAGACGTTAGGCACAACGTCAGCAGAATATAAAGCGCAGGCGGCGGTAGTTGATAATTTAGAGAAAGAGCTAAAGGATAGCACGGCAGCAGAAGAGAGCATGGCGGGAAGCCTGCGTACTATGCGCGTGCAGATCAATAACGCCGAGACGAGCATAGTAAAGGCCGAGAATTCTTTGGACGCTATGAACAAGGAATTATCGGAAACGGACGAAGACGCTAAAGAAGCAGGGGACGGTCTGGAAGACGCAGGCAAGGCAGCAGATAGCGCGGACAAGAAGTTTAGCGCAGTAAGCGGAACGCTTAAAGCCCTGGGCGCGTCAATGGTTGCGGCGGTTAGTGGTGCGGTAGCGCTTGGCGGTGCGCTTGTGAAGTCTGCAAGTAAAGTTGCGGCATACGGTGACGAGATCGACAAGGAAAGCCAGAAGCTTTCCTTGAGCGCGGAAAACTACCAAAAATTAAGTTATGCTTTGGAGCGTAACGGATCCGATATAGACCAGGTATCAAAGGGTATCAAGACCATAACTAGCGATCTTTCAGAGTTTGCCGGTGGATCCGAAAAGGCGGCGGAGAAATATACCGCTATGGGAGTCTCCTTGCAAAATTCTGACGGATCCATGAAAAGCGCGGAAGACGTTTTGATAGACAGTATCACGGCTTTATCAAATATGCAGGACGAGACCGAGCGAAACGCTGCCGCTATGGAGCTTTTCGGAAAGTCTTACCAAGATTTACTTCCGCTACTCAACGCAGGCGGTGACTCTTTAAAAGAGTTGATGCAAGAGGCCGAGGATTACGGCATGGTTATGAGTGACAAGGCTGTAAAAGCAAGCGCGGCCTTTGAAGATAGCTTAACACGCATGAAAGGAGCAATACAAGGCTTTAAAAATGGCATAGGATCGGACTTGCTGCCGAGCCTTACAACCGTTATGGACGGTATAAGCCTTTTGGTTTCTGGCAACGAAGAGGGCGCGGAGAGCATTAAAAAGGGTATCAACGATATGGTTAAGAGTATAACCAACGTTATACCACAAATAATGGGCGTAGTTTCCAC